TCCGACGGAGGGTCAGCGGCGGATTCGCTTTATCGAGTCGAATCTCCGGCATACGGAACGGCCTTTCGCAGGGCAGCCTTTTCGGCTTGAATTATTTCAGAAGGCGTTTATCGAGGCGATTTACGGTTTCACGGTCTGGGACGAGGAGATTCAGGCGCGGCGACGGCGGTTTCAAAAGGTTTTATTTCTGGTAGCGAAGAAGAACGGGAAGACGCCGTTGATCGGGGCGATCGTTCTATCGGAGTTTTTCTGCGGCGGGATGGGGACGCGGATCATGATCGGGTCGAACGATTACGCGCAGGCGTCGCTGATGTACGATCACGTGAATAACATGAGGGAAGAGAGTCCGACGCTTCAAAGGGCGACGCGAAAGAATCAGTCGGGGATTTTTATGGGAGGGTTCCGCTCGAAGAAGCGTTCGGGAAAGTTTTCATCTCAAAATAAGGGCTGGATCAAACGAATCAGCGCGAGAACGGTTACGGCGGACGGGCGGAACTTGGCGATGGCCGCGATGGACGAGGTTTGGCAGCTTCAGGAGCGGGAGCCGGAAATTATCGCGAGTATGATGCAGGCGATGAGTACGCAGATCGAGCCGCTTTATATCGAGCTGACGACGGAGGGAACGGTCAACGACGGGTATTTGGATCATCGGCTTACGTACGCGCGGCAGGTTTTAAACGGCGAGGTCGAGGACGATTCTTTTCTTCCGTGGTTATATTCTCAGGACTGCGAAGAGGAGATTTATCAGGACCGAGGGTCCTGGATAAAGTCGAATCCGGGTTTGGGGGTGATTAAACGGGCGTCGTATTTGGAGCGGGAGCTGGAGACGGCGCGGACGACGCCGAGCAAGCGGCCTTTGATTCTCTGTAAGGATTTTAACGTGAAGCAGAATATGGCGAGCGCATGGCTTTCGCTGGAGACGGTTTTGAATCCGGAAAGGTTTACGCTCGAGGAGTTTTTCGGGGCGTATTACGTAGCGGGATTGGATATGGCGGAGACGACGGACTTGAACGCGCTGAAGCTGATTTTCATGCGCTCAGGGGGTCGGAGAAAGTTCTGCTGGTCGCATTATTGGATTCCGGAAACTAAGGCGGACGCGATTTTGAACGGGAGCGAAAATTCGCTGAATCCGGAGCGGCGCGATTATCGGGAATGGGAGCGGCTGGGGCTGGTCACGATTACGGAAGGGAACTCGGTCGACACGGCGGTTATCGCGGATTATTTGTTTGAGCTGCTGCGGCGGTATAAGGTGATGCCGTTTAAGGTTGGGTATGACAATCGGTTCGCGAGGTCGTTTCTGGATCGGTTTACAGATTTATTCGGCGATGGGATTTTAGAGGAGGTCCGACAATATCCGCGGGTTCTTTCGTCACCGATGCGCGAGTTTGAGGCGGATTTAGCGGATAAGTTATTCGTTTACAATGATCACGCGATCGACCGTTGGTGTTTTTTGAATACGGCGATTCGAACGGACGCGGAGGGATATATCAAGCCTGCAAAAGCGTTGGGACGGGCTGAGTTTCGGATCGACGGGACGGCGGCGGCGATCGACGCGTACGCGGTTTTGGGATGGCACAAGGCGGAATTCGCGGAGCTCTGCGGAGGGTAAAAGATTGCCATCATGGGCAGTCTGTTTCCAATATAATTCAGAGTATACTTTGGTTAGCAGTACCGGATAGAGCCTCTGCTTAGCGAAGCTAATCATGCGCAACGCTATCCGGTCAATTTTTTCTCGGGTCGTTTTTTTACAGGGGGAAAATGCTTAAGCCTCTTAAGTCATTTACCGAACAGGTTCATATTCTGATTGACCGTGGCATGTCGGTTGATAACGTTCAAGCGCCGAAGGGATATTTAGCGACACAGACAGATTAAATTACATTTTCCTATTTATCAGCAACAGAAAGGGAACTTTCAATAACAAATTAGCGCATTCCGATAACGTTTTCGCTTGACTTTAATACGTTCGGCATATACAATGATTATATGAGCGAGGTACAAGAAATGTACACTGAAATTGTAAGAATCATTGAAGGCGGCATCGCAAACGATAAAGAAAAGGTTGTAAATTACGCGCTCGTGTTAGCCAAAAACCTTGAAAAACAGGGAGAATCGAGTTTAGCAAGGAAAATAAAATCGACTATCGAGCAGAAAAAGGGTTCGCTTACTGCTTTAGACAGTCTCATGATTAAACCCGTTGATACAGAAAGCCGAATGGATATTGTTGAGATTGCATTTCCTCAAATCAACCAAGAGGAAATCATACTAAGCAAATATTCGCAAGAGGTTATTAACGGTTTCGTCGAAAGTTACCAACAGAGAGAGAGACTGATTCGATCAGGATTCAGTTCTCCAAATTCTTTATTGCTTTACGGCCCACCGGGGTGCGGGAAGACTACGGTCGCACAGTATATTTCAAGCACAACAGGGCTGCCGTTGATCACGGCAAGGCTTGACGGATTGGTATCCTCCTTACTTGGAAGCACGGCTAAAAATATTCGAAAAGTTTTTGAATATGCAGCGAAGCGAGAATGTATTTTATTTTTAGATGAATTTGATGTTTTAGCGAAGCTGCGCGATGACAAGAACGAACTTGGCGAATTAAAGCGGGTCGTAAACAGTTTAATTCAGAATATAGACTCATTCAATGACGACAGCATCTTAATCGCAGCGACGAATCATCATGAATTGCTGGATCCGGCGATTTGGCGCAGATTTACAACCGTTATGACTTTAGATAAGCCGCAGAAAGAAGAAATTCATCGATTCCTTAACGTAATTCTCAACGGAAAGACAACAAATTTTCTATCTGACTCCAAGAAACTGAATTCGGTTGAAAACGCGTTGATCGGGCTAAGTTATTCGGATATTAAGACGATTATTTATAACGCAATGCGCAATATTATTCTTTCAGGAAGAAGCTTATTAACAAATTGCGACGTTTTGAAAGAGATTTATTTTCATAAATTTCACTCGATTGAATATGAAGACGATTTCATTCGCTATCTGATGGAAAACGGCGCAACGCTTAAAGAAATTAATGAATCTATCGATATCCCTTATCGTAAATTACAGGGAATTTCAAAAGGCGTACATCGGAAAGGAGTCGCGAAATTATGAATAAAGAAAAACTTCCGATCAAGTTTTTCTTGCCGAGGGATGCCGACGAATCGAAAAATGAACCGGGAGGCAGGGAGAATTTTCCCGCATGGATTCTATCAGGCAGCGATCTCGAGCAACGCGCTGTGATGCTATGGAAGGATATTAATCAATTTTCTTCATTCATTGAGGAACGAGAGAAAAGAAATTCAGCGATTCCGTTTGTATTCGTCGCGAAGATGAATCGAAACGCAACCGCAAAAACGCATCGAGCAAAAATTTCATCTTTATTTCAGGTTGGAAATCGGAATAATATTATCGGGCTTTCGGATTCCGATGAATTGGTCGTAAAAATTCATTCTTCGAATGATCTTAGCAAAATTTCTAAACGATTATCCGACTTTGAGCAAAACCGATACGCTATTTCCTGTATAGAATCCGTTCAAAAATTTGAGCCTGCGATCGAAGAAGCAAGCGAAAAATCAGCTTACAAGGTCAAGCTAATTGATTTTCAAGATTCCGAAACAAATATTTATGCTCAGCGATTATTTGAATCAGCGTTAGCTTCAAGGAAAATCGAGTTTAAGAAAACAAGGTATACCCCAGAGGTACCTATTTATAAGCTGAGTCTAAGCCCTGACGTTATCCTTGACGCGCTCCATGGAGATGATGCATTTTCAACGATTTTTTCCATCGAAGAAATGCCAAAATATTTTATCGGGTTTAACTTTTTTAAAGGATCAGCCCCTTTTGAAATTCCGATGCCGGATCCAGGTAAAAGATATGAAATATTAGGGATACTTGACAGCGGGATCGCTAATATTGATCCACTCCTTCCCTGGAAAGAAGGTGAACGCTGGGCAGTGTATCCTGAATCAGAAATTGATTCAATACATGGAACATTCGTCGCCGGCGTTGCAATATGCGGCGATTGTTTTGAACATCAGCATTGGGTCGGGCATCGCGGAATCAAATTATTTGACGCTGTTATTGCTCCTGATTCTCGGATGATTGAGGAAGATGAGTTGATTGAAAACATCCGAGAAGCGGTAAGTCTTTACCATGAGACGGTAAAGGTCTGGAATCTATCTTCAAGCGTGAAACGACCTGTCAGCGACAAAAAATTTTCCGATTTCGCAATGGCACTGGACGATTTGCAAACGAAGTACAATGTTCTCATCTGCAAATCTGCGGGAAACTGCGATAACTTTATTCTATCCAGACATCAAGGCCGAATTCACGAAGGCGCGGATTCGGTCAGGTCGTTAGTCGTCGGTTCTGTCGCGCACGCAAAAGGACCTTATGATTTGGCAGAAATCGACAATCTGTCCCCATTTTCGAGGATCGGGCCAGGACCGGAATTTATCATCAAACCGGAAGTCGTTCATTATGGCGGAAACGCCGGTTTGGATGAAAATGGAGAAGTGGTATTGACCGGTGTCATCTCTTTGTCGAATAACGGCGATTTGGCAACAAACATCGGGACAAGTTTTTCAACGCCGCGCGTAGCTTCCCTCGCAACGGGATTATATCAGGAAATTGAAGGAGACTTTGACCCGCTCTTACTGAAAGGATTAATCATTCATTCCGCATCATATCCCAACAATTTACAAATTCCCGAGACCGAACGTACGAATCAAGTCGGTTTCGGTATTCCTAAAAATATTCAGCAGATTTTATTTAACGAACCGCATGAGATAACGCTGATACTGCGAGGCACGTTGGCAAAAGGTCGAAAGATCGACATCATGGATTTCCCGATGCCAAGGTGTTTAATCAGAGACGGTTATTATACCGGGCAGATCATCGCGACGCTTGTGTATGACCCTATTCTCGATCCGACGCAAGGCGCGGAGTACTGCCAATCCAATATCGATATAAAATTCGGTACATTTGATCAGAGGATAGAAAGAGATACAGAGAGATGGAATGTTATCAACCCTGTCGGAAGAAAGGGGGCTCAGAATCTCCTGTTAGACAACAATTACAGTATGCGATTACGAAGAGGAAATCAAAGCGATTTCGCGTTGAGAGAAAGATTATTAATACGATATAGCGACAAGTATTACCCGGTTAAAAAATATGCAGTTGATTTGTCAGAAATGACAGATACTAATAAACGAAAATACACAACAGGAAATAAGCTTTGGTTTTTATATTTAGATGGAATTTATAGAGACCACACAGTACAGCGTGCAAGAATTGACGGCGTATCTCTAAGCCAAGAGTTTTGTTTAATGCTTACGATTCGCGACCCGGAGCACAGCGCAAACGTATACGACGAAGTTACGCAAGGATTAGCGAACAGCCAATTTTGGCATCGCAATATTAATTTATCCTCGGATGTATCCGTATCCGTTGACTCGGATTAAGCTTTATATCAAGTTTAGATTCTGATATAATTTCGGTATGAAGTAATCGGCGGGCATGGTCTAAGCAAAACCGGCGCTGACGAGTTTTTTATCGTCGCGTCGGTTTTTTGTTTTTAAGGTTTTGGCAAAAAGGGGATTGATGGGGCTTCGGGAGTCATTACAGCGGTTATTGGGGCGATTCGCAGGGCGAAGCGATTCGAGCCGATACGCGGACTGGTACACGGACGCGGCGCCGATTTTCAGCGAATTCGGGCGCGACGTTTACATGAGCGACTTCGTCAACAACGCGATCGACCGGATCGCGTCGGAGGTCGGGAAGGTCGAGGTCTGGTCGGTCGTCGAGCGGAGCGATCCGGCGACGGTTTTCAAGGTTAACGACGAGATCAGCCGTCTTTTCCGATTCCGGCCGAACGAGCTTCAGACGACGAAGGATTTCATGTGTTCGATCGAATGGCTCCGGCGGAAGAACGGGAACGCGTTTATTTATCCGGCTTACGAGGAGGTCGAATATCGCGGAGCGGTTACGCGGCGGTACACGGGTTTTTACCCGCTGAATCCGGTCGGGATTCGGATCGGGACGAACGAGGCGGGCGCGGTCTGGGAGGTCGAGTTGAGTTTCGCGGACGGGGCGGTTTATACGCTGCCTTATTCGGAGCTTATTCATATCCGCTGGCGGCGGGGATCAAATCTTATTCTCGGCGGGGGGAACGATTACGGGACGCTGGATACGCGGGACGTTCTTCGGACGGTTACGGCGTTGGATAAGGCGGTTCAGGGGCTTCCGAAGTCGATCGAGGCGAGTTTACAGGTTAAGGGGATTTACAAGGTTAAGAGCGTCGTCGAACGGGAGAGGCTGGATTCTCTTCTTCGGGATTTCGAAAAGCATATTTATCAAAGCCGATCGGGGATCGTCGCAACGGATTTAGCGGGCGAATTGGTTCCAGCGAATTTTTCACAAGCGAATATTCCAACGGACGCGCTGAATTTTTTGAAGTCGGTTATTTCGGAGCGTTACGGGGTTTCGCCGAAGATTCTCAGCGGGAATTATACGGGTTCGGATCACGCGAGTTTTTATCAGACGGCGATCGAGGAATTTATCGTCGAGTTCGAGCAGGCGTTTTCAAGCCGTTTATTTACGCCGCGGGAGCAGGATGTCGGGCACCGGGTCAAGGTTTATTACAACAAGATCGCGTATTTGTCGAGCGAGGACAAGCTGGATTTAGCGAATTTAGCGAAAGCGACAGGGTTGATGACGCTAAATCAGGTGGCGGAGATGTTCGGAATGGCTCCGTTCGAAGGGGGTGACCGGCGATTACAGAGTTTGAACTACGTGAATAACGATTTAGTGGACACGTATCAGATGAACATGAGTAAATCGGGATCGTTAAAGTTCGACGATCCGGAGCAAAACGCACTTGACGCCAACGCGTCAAGCACTGCGACGCGGGGGCTTGAGGCCCCAGCGTCTTGGAGGAAAGATGACGGCGAAGAGTAAAGGGGTTTATCAGAAGGACGGCTGCGAGATTCGGTCAGTAACGGTTCAAGCGGCAGCATCAGACATAGAAGAAAAGATGACGCTTACGGGATATGCAGTTCGGTTCGAAACGCCGGCAAGTTACGAGAATTTCGGACGGAACGGCGAACGATACACAGAGACGATTCAACGCGGGGCGCTGGACCGGACGGACATGAGCGGGGTGGTGCTGCGCTACAATCACGCGGATTCGGTTATGGCAATGGCGCGGACGAAGAACGGTTCGCTCCGGCTTACGGTCGACGAGTTCGGGTTGAAGATCGAGGCGGACTTGATCGACACGCAAGTTAACCGGGATTTATATCGCGCGGTTCAGGCGGGGCTGATCGATAAGATGAGTTTCGCGTTCGTGGTTCGCGACGGCGGTTCGGTCTGGCGTTATTCCAAAGAGGAGATTCGGCGGGATATTACGGATATCGAGAAGATTTACGACGTTTCGATTGTAGACGAGCCATTTTACGCGGAGACGGACGTTTCCGCGCGGATGAGGGAGACGGTGGACGCCGAGCTGCGCCGGTTGGACGATCGGAAGGGTTTTAATAACGATGTTTTACGGCTGCAAATAGCATTAAAGGGGAAGGTTTGATGAAAGATCGGTTAGGTAAATTATTGGCGGCGCGCGAGGCGCGCAAGGCGGAGCTGGTTCGTTTAGCGGAGAGCTGTCAGGACGTTGAAGAGCTGCGCAGGATGAACGCGGAGATGGACGTTTTGAACGGGGAGATTACGGAGCTGCGATCGATGATCGAGGAGGCGGAGCCGACGTTACAGCCGGAGGAGCTGCGGACGGCGATGGTTAACGGGACGGTTCCGGCGGTGGTCCTATCGAGTCGAAGGGGGGAAGTCGGCAGTTCAGCGAATAACGCGGAGGCGGCGGATATCGAGCAACGGAAGGCGTTTCAATTATTCATCACGCGCGGGATTCGGATGCCGGTTGAGACGCGGCAGGATCAGAATACGCTGACGACAGACGTTCCGGCGGTTATTCCGACGGTTCTGGTCGGGAAGATTGTCGAAAAGCTGGAATCGACGGGGATGATTCTTCCGCTGGTCACGCGGCTTAGTTTCGGGGCGAACGTTCGGATTCCGGTTTCGGCGGTTAAGCCGACGGCGAGCTGGGTCGGGGAAGGGGCGACGACGGATTCGCAGAAGGTTACGACGACGGCGATCGATTTCAAGTTGTTCAAGCTGCGCTGCGAGATCAGCATGTCGCAAGAGGTCGGCGCGATGGCACTGGCGATTTTCGAGGCGAAGTTCGTCGATATGGTTGTCGAGGCGATGACGAAGGCGATCGAGACGGCAATTCTCAGCGGCGCGGGGACAAATTCGCCGAAGGGGATCCTTACGGAGACGCCGAACACGGGTCAGTCGATCGAGGCGACGGCGTTGGATTACGAGACGTTGGTCGCGGCGGAGGCTGCGCTTCCGCAGGCTTACGAAGCGGGGGCGGTCTGGTGCATGACGAAGAAGACGTTTATGGCGTTTATCGGGATGACGGACGCGCAGAAACAGCCGATCGCGCGAATTAATTACGGGATCAACGGTCAGCCGGAGCGGACGCTCTTAGGGCGAACGGTGGTTCTCTGCGGCGAGTATATGGACAGTTTTTCGGCGACGCTCCAGACGGGGAAGGCGTTCGCGTTTCTTTTCCGTTTCCGCGATTACGCACTGAATACGGTCTATGACCTGGGCGTGGAGCAAAAACGGGACTGGGATACGGAGAACTTGCTTACGAAGGCGGTAATGTCGGTTGACGGAAAGGTTTTCGACAAGGGCTCGCTGGTTATTTTGAAGAAGAAGGCGTAGGGAAATTTTGGTCTTGATGGGATGAGTGTCAGCGGCGCTCATCCCTCAACCTCCCTATTCCCCGAAAGGGGAAACGGCGCAGGGGAAGGCGGTAAAGGGCAGGATGGCTTCGATTCTGGCAGGGGTTAAGCAGCGGTTGGGGATTTTTTATTCGGACGCGACGAAGGACGCGGAGGTCAGCGGGATGATCGCCGGGGCGAAAGCGTTTCTCGTTTCGGGCGGCTGGGGTCCGAGCGAGTTAGAGACGGATTCGGAGTCGGCCGAGGCGATCGAGGCGATTGTGATTTACTGCAAGATGGCGCAGGAATTAGCGGCGGGGGAGATCAGCGTTCATCCGGTTTTGACGGCGCTGATCGGGACGGCGCGGGCGCGCGAGATCGAACGGAGGGGGAATTGAAGGGTCGATTCACGACGGCGCTTCGATTCTTCGCTCCGGCGACGGTTTACGTTCCAGGAAAGGGGACGACGAAGGTTTGGGCAGAGATCGCGCGCGAAGGCGGAGCGGTCTTTTTCGGGAGTTGGAAGAACGCGTACGGCGAGGCGGCGATCGGGGCTTTTACGGCCGGGGTCAGCGAAGCGGCGACGGTTCGGATCGGGTTTCATCCGGCGCTTTACGCAGCGATGCGCGGCGGGGAGGTTCTGGTCGCGAAGGATGGGGACGGGTCGGTTTTGAAGGACGGTCAGCCGGATCGGACAAATCCGAACGCATGGACGGTCTGGGGCGGAGCCGACAACGTCGACGAGGGCCGGCGGATGATTGAGTTCAGGGTTCGGCGGTATGAGGGTAAATAGTCCATGGACGTCAGCGAATTGATTCAGGAGACGTTGGACGCGGCGCTCGGGGGTCTGGGGATCCGGACGTACGAAGGGCGGCGGCAGGACGGCGCGGAGAACGAGGAGGAGTTTGTCGTTTACACGATGACGGGGGATTCGGTCGAGGCCAGCGCGGACGGCGAGACGATCGCACGGACGGCGACGGCGGCGGTCCGGTATTACCTGACGGAGTCGGCTGCGTTCGATTATCCGGGACGGCGGAAACGGCGGTCTCGGTTACGGCTTATCGGGTCGGCCCTCT